TCGACTCTGTGCTGCTCAAGGATGGTCTGGTAGATGGGATTGACGTTGCTGCACGAGACCATGCTGAGGCCCACAACCTTCTTAGTACCCCCCATGGTGACACCTTAGCTGCTGGAGTCACTGATGGATCAATCGTTATCGGTAACGTGACCCCCGCCTGGTCAGAGTTGGTCATCTCTATTCCAGCAGCAAATGTGCGTAATGTACTAGGAATTGATAACGGGGAGCTTCGCCCGTCGTGGAAGACTGCGCTGGACGCAACGAATCCTGCTGCCATCGGATCCGTCGGGCCTGGAACATCTCTGGTCTTCGCCCACCGAGATCACATTCATGCAGCCGATGCAGCGGCTGTTACCTATACTCCTGCTGTTGCTGGAGACTGGGACGGGGATGCCGACCCTGGTGACGTAGATGATGCCCTCGACCAGCTTGCAGAGCGGACAGACGATCTGGAGACCGTGACCCTCTGGTGGCATCCATGGAGTGATTGGCAGGCAACGACCACTGGTAATGCAGACTTCCCGCTAATGCAGGCAGGCACGACACAAAACCTTCGCATTTCAGGGGCAATCCCTGAAGATTGGGTAAGCACTGTGGAATGCTTGCTCGTTTTGTGGACAAACACAACCGAAACGCTCCAGGCAGACTTCTCAATTAGCTCCCTTGCCGTAGGGGAAGCCATACTTGACAATCAAGCAATTAACTTGAACGAAACCTTGGCAGTTACCGCAAACCGGATTACAGAGTGGGACATCACGTCTCTGCTTCCCACAATCGCGGCAGGTGACTATATCGGAATCGAAGTTGGCTCTGACACAGACCATATCATTTGCATCGGAATACGGTTCAGGTATCTGAGGACGTAGGAACTATGAGAGAAGACCTGATCCGCATGTCGTTCAGTTTTCTGGCCGCCGCAGTAGTGTTGGCGATGAGTTCCGAATGGCTGACGTGGGCATTTCAGGAGCATCGGTGGTGGAAGCTAGGGCCTGGCATGGTGCTGTTGCTATTTGCAGCGTATGAGAGTCACAAGGTATGGTATCGTATGGAGAGAATCTTAGGACTGTAAGATGCCAAACACCGAAGTCACCGACCGTCTTGAGCACATTGAAGAGCGTCTGACTAACGTTGAGGGTAGCTCCTACCTCCACAACAAGCGTCACGAGAACGACGCGAGTATGCTGGCAAGGGTGTTGGACAACCTTGAACATCACACCCAAAACGCACATGGTCGCGTTTCCGAAATGAGAAGGACGGCCTCGATAGGGGCCGTCCTTGCTACATTAGGTGCTGTAGCTGAACTACTCAGGCGCCTCTTCCTCTAACGGCGACGGGCGCCCCTCGTCCGCAGCAGCCTGTTGTGCGAGAGCCGCATTCGCTTCATCCACCACTGCCTGTTCCTCTACCGTGAGCTCCGAAAGGAGCGTCTCGGGCGGCACGGTGGGGTCGGGGGAAGGAGTGGCTTCCTCTCCGTCAGAGGCGAAGGCTGCCCCCTCGAACTCGCAACCTTCGGCGTGTTCGGCGTCAATGAACTCATCTTCAGGGCCAATGGTGACACCACACTCGGGGCACTTGGTGACGGTTACAGGGATGTCCTGTATCTCTTCCTCAGCGGCAGCTACATCCTCGACAGAGGGAACTGCGCCCCCACCAGTGAGCGTAGACACCTGCTCTTCAAGGTTAACCGCAGCGTTCATCCAGAAGTCACGCTCGACGGTCAGAGAACCCACCTTCGCCATAAGTTGGGGGATGCTGAGAGGTACTTGTCCTCCCCCTGCCTTCGCCAGATCGGCTAGGCTGGTGACGGATGGCTGCCCTCCGGGAGTGCGGGTGGGGATGGGCTGGCCAGCACCCCGGCCGGGGATACGACGCGACTCACGCTCCGCACGGCGCTTCTTCCCTCTGTTGCTTTGACCTTTGTTCGGTTGGTTGGACATCGTTACAACTGTACCTCCTCTGTTTTAAGTCCCATCTCCTCCTCGTAAAGAACGAGTCCGATGATGGCGTAGACAGCAAGGTCTCGGAAGCTGTCGACGGCCGGCTCGTTGGCGAGAGAGCCTTCACGGGCCAGCTTCTGGAGCCTCTTCATCTTATCGTTGCCCCTGACCATGGCGCCCACCCACGGGCGGATGCCGAAGTCCCGGCTGCTGCGGATGTTGGCGAACGGATCGTCTGCGGCACCGTAGTCCTGCTGCTTGAGGTCGTGAAGGTCTCCCAGACCCCGTAGAATCTGGTGGAACCTCTCACTCAGGGGATGGCGCTGAGCTGCCATTAGATAGCGCTCTTGAAGTCTGCGGCGCCCTGAACCCCAAGGTAGGTGGCGACTAGACCAACGAGCTGCCACACTTGAGCTTCGTCCAGGTCGATGCCGACTGCTTCACCGAAGACGATGATGAACCCGGTGCCCAGCGTGACCCAAAACTTACGGGAATGGAACCGGTCTGGCAGCACAGGGAGTGTGCTTAGTAGGTCAGTAAGAAAAAACATAAGCTGTTACCTCCTCTCTATTAGCATGGGCACTGGTCATCAGCGTCATCGAGGAGCTCCCGGGCGCGGGCCAGGGGGGCCGGCGCTTGCCGGTCAATGATACTGCCGCCAGTGTTGTGGGTTACCATGTGGGTCTCCAAAGCTGAGGTCAGCTCTGAGATGGCCTGTCGCAAGGTCTCGATGCGTTCGTCAGTGTGTGCCATTAGTCTTCTTCCTCCTCGACTGGTACTGAGATATTAACCCATTGCCCGTGAGATTCGATTGGGCCGCCCGCATCTGCTACTAATACAGACAGGTCACTTTGATTGACTTCCTCGATGTAGAGAGCTTCATCGTCACCCACGTACAAGAGGTATTGCCTATCCGCGCATTGCACTGTAACAGAGGTTTCCTCGGAGAGAACTACAACGCTCATCTTAGGCCCACCACCATCCTGTGGAACCGTAGTCGAACTCGGCGCGGCTGTCAACGTGGACGTGGTTACGATAAGCCTTCACACCGGAGAACCCACAGGTTTTGGCCAGAGTGGCCACCTGCCGGGGGCTGAGACCATCGATGGTTATGTCGGCTGCGATACCGTACATGTGCTGGCTGTTGCTGGCACCTCCGACTTGGGCGTTGTGGGAGACAGAGCGGAAGCCAGAGTTGATGCGTAGGGGGCGCTGGCCTCCCTTGAAGCGGAGTGCTTCCAACTTGAACATCATGAGTAGGACGTTGCCTTGGATGTTCTTAGTTAGACCCCCTGCGAAGCTGCCTCGGGAGGCGAACTCATTCCAGTTGAAGTGGACGGTTGACCAGTCGGGGGTACCGACAGCGTAGAGTTCCCGTGTCGTGTTGGGCCCTACAATACCATCCACCTTGAGCTGGTGAGCGGACTGGAAGTCACGAACAGCCAATTCTGTAGCCGGCCCAAACTTCCCATCGCGGGCAAGGAAGACCCGCTGGGGGGAGTCGGCTGCGTACCCTGCGACGACCGCCTGGGTTTGCAGCACGCTAATTTCTCTTGGTGCCATGTCTAGTTTTCCTTTCTGCTTGCGCCGGCGCTCCAAAAGTCGACCAGCTCATACCATACATCGAAGGTGAAGCAAGGGATATTCAACTGTTCCGCCCGCTTCTTCTCTGCTCGAGCTCCAGTGGATTCTTGCCAGCCCGGTATTAGAAGTACCGCTGAGGCCCGCTCTAATAGTACCATATCCATCTGGTACCAGAAACTGGGAGGAGTATTGGGAGCTAGCACTTCCATATGAGCCGAGTTTAGGTGGGGGCAGAAGAAAGGTATCTCTGACTCGGCCAGCTTGGTAGCCCAACGGCGGGCCTTATTGATGTTCTTGTCGATCTCGTAGTAGTAGGTAGCGTCGTGGCCCCCGTCTGGAGCTGAGTAAGGGCCAGCGATGAAGACGAAGGTGTTGTTGTGGCTCATGATCCCCCCAGTATCTTGTAGATGAAAATGGCTGTGATGGCTCCAGCGGAGCCGACAAGGCCGAATCTGACGGACTCGAGGAGAGTGTCAAGCACGGTTGATGACCCTTGAAAGTTCTCTTAGTAAAGCGTCCTGATGGAAATAGACCTTGGTGGCAAACTGAAACATAACGTCCCACCTAGCAGGTAGACCATCAAATAGTACATAGCCTAGTTTGCCCTGTCCTACCATGTAGCCGAACTCTAGGTGCCCAGACCTTCCCGCCGGTAGCATTAAGACAGCAATGTCCGCTTCCTTCATGTGCCGTAAATCGAACTGGAAGATGTTCGTAGCAGCGTAGCTATAAAGAGCCTCTTCATAACTGCGTCCGCGGGCTGTTTCATAGAGGCGCCAAGTCGTATCCGCCTGCTTTCCAGCTCCGAACCACTCGTCAAAGGTGTCGAATCCTAACTCCCGTAAGCGATTGCCAAAGAAGGGTATTTTAGGGTTCTTGAGGGAGCCAATCAGGTAGATTTTCAAGGCTTCACCAGCGGGCCGTGGACTTCTAAGAGAATATCACCAAGATGTAGTCTTATTGACTTATGATAAAACTGCTCGGATAAGTTCCCGGACTCATGAGTAGTCTCGAGCCTCGTGAAACTCTTCAGCTCTTCTTCCAGCCTCTTGTACTGGTCGTAGGTCAACCGGACGTACAATTCTGTAGCCATTAGGCATTTGTCTCCCCGTTCATAAAGGAACGACGAAGGCGCCGGTCTATTTTCTCCAATGCCTGCACAGCTAGCCGAACGTGGTAGTTTGGGTTCCGACCATAAATCCCATTGCCTCGTAGAGCGTTATCTGCCTTCCCTAGAACCCCCTTGACCTCATCGAGGTCTACTACCGCTAGTTTTAGCGTGTCTACCTTACTGGTCATAATTGCACCTCGCTATCTATAACGTATTACAGGTCGATTTGTTTCAGTTGCTTGGTATCCCACACGGCACCCGGAGCCGGTAGGTCTATATCCGCATATAGGGGTCTGAAAGCTGTAGCCCCATGCTTCCTATGAAACTCTACTAGCCACTGTTGGGGCCGGCGGATGCTCTTGAAGCTCGACTGGACGAAGCGGCTGGTGGCCGGCAGGGAGCCGTTACCGATGATGTGCCCCTGCTGGCCGAGAGGGATGACGTAGGGTGTGTGCTGGTGCCCGAACCACACCATGTCCACCCCCCCGAGCATTTCGCTGTACTTCCGCGCGGCGTTGGCTATCGGATACCACGGGATGCCCCCGTAGCTGCCTCCTGACGTGCGGATACTGGCCCCGTGCTCGAAGACATGGCGGAGACCGGCGAACTCTCGCGTGCCGAAGAAGGTCTCCCAGTTTTTGATGGTGACGCGCGGGTCATCCTCAAATCGGCGTTGCAGCATGGCCCCGATGAGCCAGGCGAACGTGTCTACGAAATCCGTCTCCCCCAGGCCGGCGTTACCTGCCTTGGTGGTGGTGCGGTCGTGGTTGCCTCCTACCAGGTCAATGTACAAGTTCTCCAGACCCGGGAGCTGGAGGAGGGAGTTGAGGAAGTAGGCTAGGAGGTCGAAGCCCTCCACGGTCTGCTTTACAACCGGCAGCTCAATCTCACGGAGCTGCGCCGGCCGCATGGAGTCACCTTCTACGATGTCCCCCAGTATGGGAACCCAGAGATTCTTGACGGTTTTCCCACGAGACTCATAGAAGATGCTGGAGACGGCACTGAGGAGCCTGTCGACCTGTTCCCGGGTAACGGCCAAGGTCTGCTCGTACATACCTCCGGTGTGTTCCAGGGTGGTGGCCTGCCCTATGTGCCAGTCGCTGACCATCAAAGCCCAATTCACAGCGGTCTGGCCGTCCTGTTCTTCGAGCGGAAACACGATACTGGGCTCGTAACTGGAGAGAGCGGACTGGATGGCCGCGACGTACTCACCCCGCTTGGCGGCGCTCCGGGTCAGCTCGAGGAGAGACCGCTTCATCTCTTTCGTCTCCAGCTTGTCTTTCTCCTGCTGCACCTGCTCGTCGAGGGAGCGGGCAGTGCCATCGCGGTGACCACTCTCTCCCCGGGTGTACCGCCGGCCGGCGTTCTTCTTTCGGCATACGTCAGCGTGGTACTTGGCGCCGCGGCTTACGCGTAGAGGAGAGACCTCCTCCTCACAGCCATCGAGTGCACATAGGTTAGGGGTGTTGGACATGAGTTCTCCTCTACAGTCCTCGTTCTCGCCTAATCTTCTCAATCAAATCGGGAGGAAGCGTGACTTGGCCGGCCGCTCCTGGAGTCACGAGTTGACGGGTCTGGTCTGGAGGGGGAGTCAGCACCTCGTAGCGGGAGACGAGGTTTACTTCGATGGTGTTGAGCTCATCAGTTGCGGCCTTAATGTCCAGTCCGAGCCCGTTGGCTAGAACGTGCATCATTGCTAGGCGCAAGTTTTTAGGAAAGACATTTAGCATATCCGCTAAAAACCCAACGACCAGCCGGTTACTGCCCCCCGACAGTTCCATCAGTATGTTCATCGTCATGGCAGCGAACGCCTGATATTCGGTAGGTTCTTCGACAGAGCCTTCCCAGTCCCGATGCTTGTGCCACGAGTTCTTCGGGAGATGGAACGACGCGGAGAAGACAGGGTGCTGTATGACATTACACCCCAAGTCCTCTTCAGGCGTGGGCTCCGGCGCCGATTTTGATGGCTGCTTTTTCGTTGTCATGTAGTACCTCCAATTCATCGGGGTAGAAAGTCCAGGTCGCCCCATGGGCGAAGAGGACTTTCCATTGTTCAATTGGCCTGCCGACGTATTTCTTGCTCACTACCTCACCTATAGCCCCCAGGGCGACGGCGCTGTAAGGGGAGCCTCGGATGACGACCTTGACCTGCATTAGTTGAGTACAATCACGGACTTAGCACAGGGCTTGGTGCTACCCGGGACGCCCCAGAGCATACCTACCACGGGAACTGAGGCTTCGTGGCTAGGCTCATCGTCACAGGTGAAGGAGGTGTACCCATCACCCACCACACTAATCTCTATGGGCATGAGGGGTACCTGAATGATCTGCCCTTCTGGGTTCCTAACGTTCATTTGTAGGGGGGGGATGAAGAAGTGCTCGACTCCACATTCGCTACAACGGTGCAGGGGGTTGAGTTCTTCCGCACGGGATTTAGTCATTAGTAGAACTTCCTCCCTTCCCACCAGTTGATGTGCCAGAAGCACCACCAACGATGCCAGTGTAGGTTTCTAAAATTCGCTGGGTATCCTTCGTCATCTGTCCAGTCGTCTTGCATTACAACCTCTTTGGTAGGAGAGCGGCGTCCCACTGGTATGTGTGGTGACATTGGGGGCATTTGAGCACGACGATAATTTGCTCCTGGAGCTCTCGGCGCCGCTCGTCGGTGATGTCCGCCAGGTTAGCAACTTCGACTCCAGGCTGATGATAGATGTCCCAGACGGACATCTCTCCAGCGATATGGGTCTCGGTGCCACACTGCTCACAAGGTATCCCTGAGAGCTCACCTCCACTCAGCATGTGGCGCTGGTCGGGTTCCGAAGGTTCTCCCTCGTGCCCCTCGATCTTGACGTAGACCTCCCCACTTTCCGGCTCTGCGTAGTCAGGCTCGTGCCCGGGCTTGAACTTGAAGTGGCGGTCAATAGCCCGCGGGTCGACGCGATGCGCCTTCCTGAACTCCTCCCAGTTCTTTTCGATCTGCTCGGGGGTGTTGTGCTTGGTGTCAGGTGGGCCTTCAAAATGGGTAGGATGGCACGAGCTCCCTGCCACGGGGATGGCGAGGGCCGCCAGGTCGCGCTTCAGCCCTGTAAGGTAGGGGCGAATCTGGGCCAAGAACTTGGTTACTAGGTCTTTGTAGGCCAGCCTCCATTCCCACATATCCTTAGAGGCGAATGCTCGACGCCCGCGGGGACTCACGTAGTCTGGGCGGGGAGGACGGTAGTAGACTTCGCCGGCCCCTACCAAGCGTAGACAGGCGGACATGATTTCAGGCTCAGAGGAGTAAACATTCACCTGCCGGGCAGTGATTCGGTCTGCTTTATCCAGTCGTTGGAAAGTGTTTACGCCCAACACAAGCCACTTACCGTCGACCCGCGCTCGGAGACTAATGCTACCTTCACCGCCTACTAGGGCGCCCATCCAGGCCGCCTCCTCAGTAGTTAAGTTCCTTACCTCTTGCTCGGTGGATTTTCCTGTGCCGACGGCGTACTGTGTCACGCTCATATCACGTCTCCCATATCTAGTGCCGGCTCCCAGCCCCACCCTTGACAGTGTTCACATCGCTGCCAACCATGGGAAGAACCGCATGGGCACTGAACAGAAGGGATGAGTCCCCCTCCGGTACAGGGTACACACAATGAGCGGCCCATTAGAAGGACTCGGGCCTGTTTAATTTTTCGTTCCGTGTGATAGAGGGCCATCCAAACGAATCCCAGTACCTGGGATGAGCACCGTCCTCCGTACCATAACCGCCGTAAGAACCAATTCATGTCACGCTCACTCTCGGCTCTAGGTGCGCGTCGCCAAGGGGATTACTCAACTGGCCGACGGCCCCGAGTTGGCGCTCCCATTCTTGCACATCTGACTCCTTAGTATAACCTTTAATCACAGCTCGAAGGAAGTGGTTGTAGCGCGTACTGCTCTCAGGTACTAGCCAGTGGGCCTTACTGTCCATCTTGATAATGGAGGCCACAGCGACATCGAGTATGTCGTATACTGATCCCATAAGGGTAAAGTTGAGGAGTTCTGGGGGCGTCAGACCCCACGGAGATAGGCGGCCGTAGAGAGTCTGTGTCCGCCGGCTCTTCGTGACCTCCTCCAACATACTCATGAGGCCCAGACGGAAGTTGGGGATGTGCTTGTCGACCTTAGTGGCCTTGATGAGTTGGGGGGCGTCGGGTACGCTAGGGGCCCAATCTGGATAGGACTGGCTGACGAGCTCGAGGCTCTCGCCACACACCATCCACAGCAGGAACGCTATTGCATCCTTCACCGGCAGTTCCACGACTTCTGCGAACGCCTCAGATGGGTTCCTCCCATCCGCGAACCAGCGTCGGAACGTTGGGTCTTTGGTGTACCAAGCCAGCACCTTGAATATGAGCCAATCGTAAGTAAGTGTCCAGCTCGACAACCCTCGGTCAGAGAGGTCAATGGTAGGCTGGGCTAGATGCTTCACCAAGGGGAGACCCACTTGACTATAGAAGCGGGGGGCGTCTGTCGCCAATGCCGGCCCTACTACTACACAGTCCAGAGCATCCTTGAGAGGAGGCAAGGCCTCTCCTACGGGGCGCCCAGTAGCGTACTGTAGCGCTTTCAAGTCCTGGCGGATGTTTCGGATGAGGGCTGGGCGGTCGTATCCCTCTCCCAACCACAACTCAAGAGCATCAATGAGCGTGCTGCTGCTCCTACAGACTAAGGCAGGTGCCCCCCGCTCTTTAGTAAGCATATTTCTGAGTACGTTATGGGTGAGCACGTTCAGGTTGTTGACACTCCTGCCTTCGTAGCCTTCTAACGAGTCCGAGGGAATGACCCACCCTTGAGCCTTAGTAGCAACGGCAAATGTCGTAGGGGTGGCGGAGATGCCTACTGGGGTCTTGTCAATCTCCCCTCCAAGGGACATCAACCACGCACCCAATTCAGATAGGTCATCCAGGGAGCGCACGGTACGATAAGGCCACTCCCCTAGGAGTTCATCTTGGGCCGTCCCACGGCCTGTGTCGGGCGCCACGTCTCGTACCACCCCTTCCACTCCTCTTTCTGTTCCCTCGTGAAGAATTGCCCCCCCTTCGGATGCTCCTCTAGTAGGTCGTTCAGTGCTGTCAGGTTCATGAGCATTACTAGAAACTTGTGGAGCTGCTCGCTTGGAGGTAGTTTTCGGTAGTTGGCTCTTGCCCAGTTTACCCTGGTGTTTGCTGTTGGCCACGACGTGCCGTTGTCTTCTTGCTCGGCGCTTGCTGCCGGACATGTCATTGTAACTCCTTAAGCGTGGGCGTGTTGGGCAGTGATTCGACGGGTGGGGAAATCTCCTCGCTTGATTAGCTTAGTGAACACGCTTCCTAAGGAGTCGGCAAACATAAACTCCGCCACCTTTTCAGGGGGTACGTGGCCATATTCATAAAAGGTTTCGGTGTCGAACTGGACAACCAGCCTACCGGTGAAGACTTCGTACTTCACCGCCACTATCATGCTGGACACGACTGGAATGAACTTCATACGGTTATCTACTCCCATTCTGTAGGGTAGGCACTCCAAGATTCCCGCTTCCGAATCTCCAATGCAACTTCCTTTATCCAAGCCTGTCGTTTGTCGTAGGAATTGAAGTCCAGAGTCGAGATCAAAGGTAGCTTGAGCCCTAGCGCAGCGCCTAGTTCACGTATGATAATCAAGACGGTCGATTCTTGTATGTCCATGCTGTGCCTCCTCTCACTAGCTACAACGACTTTATCGGGTGTCCGTTACACCTGTTTCAGCGGTCTAGTTCACCGTCCCAATCGTTCAACATGTAGCGGATTAGCGGCCACGCCAGCTTGTACGATACGAATAGCCCTGCCACGAGTCCGATGAGCAAGGCGATCCACGGCGCTAGTGTCTCAATCATCACAGTTCGCGGGATTCACCTTCGACGGTTACGATGTCCGGGTCTTCGATGAACCCGAGAGCGACGAGCTCCCGGATGGCCTGTGTGGAGACCTTCGCGCCCTTTCGGTGGAGGGACAGAGCCATGCGCTGGTCGATGGTCAGGGTGGTATGCAATACCTCACCCTCCACCTTGAGTTTCGAGGTGAGGTGGCCTGTGGCTTTCATCATCATCTCGACGATGCGGGCCTGGACGACCTGGTTAGCGACGAGGACTTGGAACTCTGCTTCGCAGGCAGGACATGTGACATCCTTAGGCTTCAGAGCGGTCATCAGCTCCCGAATGGCCTCAGGTAGTTCAGACGAGACATCTTCGAGTTGAGCCTTCACAGTTTCGTGGATGGTCGACACCGCCTCAGTGAAGGCTTCTAGGTACTTGGCGTCCTTCCTTAACCAGTAGGCCACCCGATGGTTGGTTAGGCCGAGGTCGGCCTGGGCCTGCTTCTCATCGAGAGTCTCAGCATACCTCTTGAGGTACAGGCGCTGGAGGGGCATGAGGCCGTCGGGCCCCCTCCTAGTTAATGCTCTAGTCAATGACCATTCCTTCCGAAAGTGACTCGATCCATGAGGGCAACTAGTTTAACTCGGACTCGTTCTTTCAGAGAGGGCCCCTGTCGACACGCGCCTTCCCAGTGGGGACGGCCGCACTCGAGACATAAGGGAGGTCGGTGGTGACTCATAGTAAACTCCCTAAATTGTATCTACCTTACCGGAACCTGTCAATACATGGTCGAGAGTACCAAATGAGGGGCCCCATTGCACATCGACAGGAATCTCCCAGCCAAGCCGCTTACCATTAGGTAGAATAGTCTCCCGAGCTACAGACTCCCATAACGATTTGATTGCCTCTGCTGCTTCTTCTAACCTCTCTTCTGGAACTTCCAAGAGGAGGGAGTCGTGGATTTCTACTACAGGTTGAATCCAAGCGGATACTTCGCGTTCAGTAGCGATGTGGGCGAGGGAATGGAGGTCGTGGGCTCCTCCCTGGATGGGCAGGTTGAACCCCTGGCGCACCGCCCCCTCCAAGTCGCCTGTGTAGTGTAGTGCAGCCAGCAGCGGCACCTCATCGAAGTGGCGCCGCCGGCGGAAGATGTTAGAGACCGAGCTGCCAGCAAACATCTCCTCACGAATACGTAGGAAGAACTTCTCCATCCCCGGGAAGATGTACTGGACATAATGGGCGAGGAGGGGGGCGGCTTCCTCAGGGGTGCAGCCTAGGCGCTGGCCAGCGCCCACATCAGTGAGCCCGTAGTTCATGCCGAAGACGAAGACCTTGCCGCGCCCGCGTACATCCGCGTATTTGACCTTCCACTCGTCTAGGGAGATACCCTCATCGACTATGTCCTTCGGGAACTTGCTGGAGATTCCCAGCTTGCAGAGCTCCCGTGCGACATAGGCGTGGATGTCCACACCGGCCTGTAGTAGACCCAAGAGGGTCTCGTCCTGTGTCTCGTAGGCCATGACCCAGACTTCCATCTGAGTCCAGTCAGCGTTGAGCACGCCGTAACCGGGACGAGCGATGAACATCTGTCTGACGGCATCCTTCGAGTGGAGGTCACACCGTTCACAGTCGATCTCCACTTCCTTAGGGGGGTTCATAAGGTTCGGCTCGTCGCAGGCGAACCGACCAGTCGCCGCCCGGCCAGACGACCATCGAGCATGAATGCGGTTGTCACTCCTAATGTGCGCCTTGAATCCTCCGCTCTTTCCTCCGTCCAGATAGGTACTCTTGAACTTCTCTAGGTGGCGGATGTCGATGAGAACTGGTAGGACGGGGTGTGGGGCCACTAAGGCTAGTGCCTCAAGCGCATCGGCACCGGTGCCAGCGTGGGGAGTGGAGCAAGGTGCGTCCCGCTTGCACTTCCGGCACTCTTTCCTAGCCTTAGGTGTGGTGGAGGCTGGTAGAGGCAGTCCCAGCTCCACGAAGAGCAGATTCTGAGCGGTTTCATAGTAACTGGGGTGCTCAATGTGTCGCCCCATTGTTTCATCCAGCCTGGCGTAGGCTTCCTCCAGACGGTGCTTGTAGTGCTTGCACAGTTTGTCGAAATAAGGGATGTCTATCTGGACACCCCGTCTCTCGAGCTCCGTGGCGCAGCGAACAAGGGGAATGGAGATATTATCGTAGACCCACCGAGTGCCTTCCGCTTCCACTTTAGAGAGGAGGGTGGGAACCAGCGTCTGAACAGCATCGACATCCGCTCCTCCGTATTCCCACACTTCATGGTCTTCTACCGTCCACATTGAGGACTTCTTCGAGACTAGATTAGCCTCGTAATACGGAATGTTGGTGTACAGGGCCGTCAGTAGAGTCAGGTTGGCGGGGGTAGCTTCTGAGATGAGGGAGGCCAGTGAGCGGCTATCGTGCCGGAAGTTGTTGATAGTGAACCCGAACGCAGTGCTCGCCTTCACCACCTCCCAGGAGGGGTCACGCTCAAGCATGTTGATGTCGAAGCCGAAGTTCTGGCCAGCCTTGGGAATGTCTGAACCTAGAATTTCCTGGAGGATGTCGAGCACTTCTGGCATTTCAGTGTCTAAGTCCCAGTAAGGGGTAGGGAAATACTCCGTCTTCATCTTCGGATTCTTCGGCGGCTTCTTCGCTCGGGAGGGAACCGGTACCTGCCGCTCTCCCCGGTGCATAATAGGGACACTGTAGCCAATGCCTTCCTCGGGGGTAAGGCTAACGCAGAGCAGCTCGTCGTCCATCCAGCTTAATCCGGTAGTCTCCGTGTCGACCGAGATGAGTTTGATGTCAGAACCCAGCAGGTAGTCCCGGAGTGAGCGTAGTTGCTCTAGAGTCTCGATACCTAGATAGGAGCCCAGTTCCTCATCCAGACCGCCAGTGTCAGCAATGCGCTTGGCCTTGCGAAAGTGGGCTAGGACGAGGGTAGCCTCGTTCCAATGTTTCCGCATGATGTACGAAGGGTGGTAGGTTGGGATGATAGGTATGCCTGGCAGCTCGTCATTGTACAGGGTGAACCCCATGACAGCCCCAATAGCCACGCCAGGGCGGTACAGCGAGCGCAAGGCCGGGCCCCCGAGGGATACTATTACAGTCGGGTTCAGAGCCTTGAGCTCGGCTATCAGGTAGTCATGGCAGTTGTCGACTTCCTTGCCCGTAGGGTTCCGTCGGCCGAAGCAGCGGGTGGCGTTGGTGTGGTAGACCTTGAACTGGTCAATACCGGCCCCCCATTGGAGGATGTGGAGTACCCTCCCCGCCTTGCCGATGAAGGGGCGCCCTTGCCTATCCTCCTGTTCGCCAGGGCCTTCCCCGACGAACGCGATGGTGGCGTTGGTGATACCCGCGCCGTTGACTATGCGCTTTCGGCATTTTGCCAGGGCAGGACAACGCTCACATGAGGTGACTGGAGCGAGAGCCACTAATTCTTCCCCAATAAGCGGCGACCGTATTCTGCTAGGAGGA